GCCGTTGAACACCTGAATCGCTTTTGCCTTCTTCTCAGTGACTGAGATCACGGTCATTCTTACGGTTCCGCTCTTCAGTGTCTGTCCCACCTTGATATCGCTGAATTTCAACATCGTTCGTCCCCTCATTCGTCGTTTGTCGTTCACCACTGCGTCAGAGTCTACAATCATTTTCGGAAACTGTAAAGCCCCATCTTGAAAGATTTTCAGAAAATAAAAAACCCCCGGCAGAACGCCTGCCGGGTGTTTGGGGTGTGCTGTCACTTGCCTTCGAATTCGGCTCGCATTGCCTTTACGTGTCGTTCGGCTCGTGCGGCTGCTGCATAAGCTCGGTCAACATGGCTGTTGATAATCAATGCGGCGTTGCGGGCCTTGTTTGCCCACGCAATAGCCGCTCCGGCACACTGTGCTGCGTATGCCACAACCACTGCCCCTTCTGCGGCTGCTGCTGCGGCTTGAGCTTCATTGGCGAATTCAACTTCTGTCATTTTGCTGCTCATCGTCATTCTCCCGGTTTGCGTTTGTTTGACTGCCCCTCAGCAGTCGTCTGGTGTCAGTATACACTATCGGCGCAACGTGTCAACACTGATTACAAAGATTTTTCAGAATTCTGTCCGGGCCTTGCGGGTGTCGCCTTTGCCCGCAACGTCTCAATCGCAACCTGCAAGCCTTGGTGGATTGCCCGCACGTCGTCCGCGTCCAGCTTGCCACGCAAAACGCTGTACTCAAAATCCGCATCCGCTGCCGTCAGTTCCTGCAGCTTCTCCAGCAACACCAGTTCACGATACTGCATTTTCATTCTCTCCCGAAGAATGCCCCCGTTTCCGGGGGCTGTGTTGTTGTCTCAGAGGCTCGTCCGCATTCCTGTGAGGGACTCAATCACCCTGTGCAGGCTGTCCACATACACTCCGGACGCCTCGCCGAGCGTCTTGTAATTCAGACCGGCAAGGTTTCCGACTTCGACGGTGTAGGTGTCGTTTGCGTCCAGAATCACCGTGCAGCGGTTGACCTTGCGACCGTTGCAGCGTGCACCGGTTCCGATGCTGAAGACCAATCGGTCAGAGTGCCGAACGATCATTTTTGTCCCCAGCATGAAAAACGCACGGTGTCCAATCTGCAGGCGAATCGTTTCAGCTACTTCGTTTGCTGTCGTCGTGCTCATCTTTGTGCTCCCGGTTAGTGGTTGTCCCTCGCGGCCCTCACCGCGACGGATGTAGAATACACTATCGGCACCGCATGTCAACGGTGTTCAGGACAATCTCGAAAGATTTTCGGAAACTCACTGAATCGGCTGCGGCTGGTTGATCTTCCACGTGCTCGGATGCCTGCGTTTGACCGGCCTGCGCTGCGGTCTGCCCACGCGCCGGAACTCGGGCCGGAATCCAGAATCCTCCGTCTCTCCGGTTGCGGGTGTGGGCAGCAGCTCCGCCAGATACTGCCTCAGAGGCTCATTCCAGCCCGTTGCCACGTGATTCAGGACACTGGCCAGCCGCGCCCGTTGCCGCAGCTCTGGCAACGTCACAGGGGCCAGCAGGCGGCAAAAAAAAGGCTCTGGTCGAATCGGGCGGGATCTGTGCACGTTGCCGTACAAAACTTCCCAAAGGAGCGTATTCGACTGCAGGGCGAACCGCTCGAACAGATCCGCCAATTTGCTTTTCTCCGCATGGTGCGGCAGGTGCGTGGCGTAGTCGTGGTTCGTGTGTCCGGACTCCCGCAAAATCCGCATCGTGTTGGATTTGCGTTTCTGCCACGAATTCGAGACATCTTCCCGCCAACCGTACGCGCGAGGCTGCTGCAGCTCGTCGAGGGAAACTGGCTTGACCAGATACACGTCGTCCATCATCCAAACGAATTCGCTTTGAATCTCCGAGTGTGTGGCTATGACGTGCATCTTGTGCAGCATGTCCCGGAATCCCCGGTTTGCTGTCGGGCCGATCCTCGGGCAATCAATCACGTGACCACGCCACCAGGGCGGACGGTCGCCGACGATTGTACATAGGGCCTTGCCCTCGTAATGCTGCTCGACACTGCGGATGCTCCAGCGGATCTCGTCCCCACTTGCCCCCGCATGCCAGTACGGCCAGACGAACTGCAGCAGGTCCGCACGCCGCTTGACGGTGCCACAACCACCGCAGGTACGTGGGCGGGGAACGTACACGCCCTGCGATTGCTGCAGCGTGTAGAGTCGGCTGTTGTCCGATAGGTAATCTGGCTCAGTCCGCAGCAGGCAGCCGCTGCAGATCTCCAGCGGGACCGTACCCATGTGCAGAATGTCGGGATGCTCGCAACCGCATTCAGTCGCAGTCATCGGGACACGATACCGGCAGCGGTTCACACCGTCCTCCACGGTTCAATGAAGATGGTTTCGGGGAACGTGCCCCTGTGAAACTCGTAGGTGATGTTGTTCCCCGGCGCAATGCCATACGCCTCCCACTGCCCAGGGTATTGCGGGTCAGGGTTCCGTCGTCGAAGCAGTCCGCCGCCACGCTTCCACGTCAACGGAATGCGGCCCATGCACGCGAACGGGGACGTGACTACTTGGGTTTCATATTCCACGTAACAGCCCCACAACGGCCCCTGTGGGCCTCCGGCTGGTGAGCACGAAAAGATAGTGTGGAACGCCATTACAAACTGCATCACGTGCCGCAACTGAATGCCGTCATCAAACGTTTTGATTCGCATCGACGTTTGCGGGACTGGAGCACACACCGAATTTGACACAACATCGCGCGGGATAAACTGCCCGTTGATATACCGGCTGCAGTCGATCGGGTCGCCCAGTGCGGGGGGTGGGTTCGGCGGGTCCGGAAGTCGCGTGCCGTAGTAGCAGTTGTACGGCGGGTAGCTATCCACCGGAGAAACCGGGAAGAGCGCGTCTATTCCTGGCGGTCCTGAAGGCACCTGTATCTTGAACGGCTTCAGCATGTCGGCGCAGCCCCAGTCGCCAAACCCGGAAGGCCCTCGCTGCGTCATGCCAGGCTTTCCGAGTGTGACACGATACGCTGTAGGTCTCACGCCTGCAATGCAACCGGAACACGGATACGGCAGATACGGTTCGGACGGCGGGATTGACTCCGGCCAGCTCGACTGACTGGGAAATGAACCGGACCAGTCACCACTGCCCGCCGCGCTGGGGCTGAAACTATCGCTCCCAGTTTCACAATGACACCCGCAGCCCACCAGCATCTCACGGACCTCCCACGCCTGCAGACGCCTCTGGTTCTACGCTCGCCAGCAGACTTGACGCCCCCTGCGAATTCGGCCCGCAGTCGGCCTTGTACGGCGTCCATTCGCCGCACATGAATTCAATGCCAATCAGCGTGTCCGCGTCAATCGAGATGTTTTCAAAACGGTTGACGACCGTAACGGTTTCGTTCGTCACTTCCAAATCACCGGCAGCCGTCCGGCCAATCAGGTGCGCGGTTGCTGTGCTCGGGTCTGCAAACATGTCAACGGCTGCCAATAAATCCGCGTCGAGGATTGCCCACCGGCGTTCATATCCGTGCGAATATGTTCCACGCTGCGGCGTTTCGTTGCGTACGCGCCGTGTTACCTCACGCACTACACGCTCAATCTGCTGCAGTGCCCTGCGCCCCAAAACGTAACCGTCACTCATGACAACGGCAGCCCTGAAAACGCCTTCGTTTCGTACACCGTAAAGGACCGATACACGACTGTAGATGGCGTCGGATTTGCCAGCTTGCCGCCTGATCCGTTCAACATGCCTGGCTGCCCTGTGTCGAACATGGCAACGGCTCCGCCGACCTTATACCGAAACCCCGCGTCCAACAACTCCAGCAGCCACCCGTTCTTCTGCAGGTGAATGGTGAACGTGACCGGATAGAATGACGTTCCGTTGCGCTTTTCTTTCGCCGCCACTGTGACCGATTGCATTTTGGCCTTGCCAATTGCCACGCTGAAACCGTCGATTGTAAATGCATCGGAATTGACGGCGTCCTGATAACTCAGGATCCAGCTCGGCACCGCCGCCAGATTTTTCGTGATGGTCACAGTTCTGCGGCTGTCGTCCATCATTGCGGGCGGGTCATAGTAGTCACCAAAACTGTTTACGATTGCGTGCCCGCTGGTGTCCTCAACGGCAACCTTTTGAAACTGCTCGCTGCCCCACGTGATGATTGCGGGATCGTTGATCGGGTTCGTTGTCAGTTCGTATTCGCTGGAATACTCTGCAGTAACCTTCCACCCCTTCCACGGATCATCATTGCTGACGTTTAGGCTGACACAAAACGCCCCAGCATCTGACGGGTGCGCCGATCCAATCAGCGGCAATCCTGATGCGCTGCCGACTGCGTATGCGTCGTCCGATTTGCTGGACGTCTCCAATTTCCACCGGCGCGAATACGTTCGCACGCCCTTCGTATTTGTTGCGGTCCTGCCGCCCGGATCTTCGCCTAAATTCGTAACGGCCATTACGGCACCCCAACAAATTCTTTGATCTTGCCAATCACCCCGCCGCCCTTAATCAGCTCGACGATATCCACCAGCGGCTCCACCGTCGCCTTCGTCTGTTTTTCCGTTGCCGTCAACAGCGGATCCCGCTTGCCCATCATTGCCGTGACAATTGCGGAATACGCATCTGCACTGCCTTTCTGCATGGCACCGGCCAACCGCTGCTCCTGTTGTGGCTTCGATTCGCTTTGCCCAAACATGCCGGAGAACTGATTTAGTATCGCGGCCCCCTCAAAGGCTTTCTGCTGCATCACATTCACCCCAGCCCCAAACAGCTGCTTTCCAAAATCCGCAGCGCGTTCAAGGAACGATGTTGCACCCGCCTTCGGCATGGCGGGCTGTTGTGGCAACAAATCGAGATTCGGCTTTACCTCGGGTTTCGGCTGTGGCTTTAGTCGGCTCAGCACGTCATTCAGTCGCGCCACCGCCTGATCCACTCCCGTGGGCTGCGGCGCGACCGGTGCCCGTGGCTTATTGCCTCTCACTGCGTTTCCGATTGCCGTGCCTATCATGTTCGGCACAAACATGACCACAGATTCCGCGATGCCCATCGCCTGCCGTTTGCCTTCGGCCTGCAACCACGCCAGCATCTCCGACCACTTTTGTTTAATGCCCTCAATCGCCACGTCAAACGATGCCAGCAAAACGTCTTTGAAGAATCCCAGCTTGTCACCCAACGCCCCGATTGACTCAATCATGTCGCTGGCCCAATCCAGCAATTTCGTGGCGTGTGGCAACGCCTGATTTCCTATTGCTGTGGCAACAACCAGCACATTATTTTTCAGCCGCGCAAACTGCCCACTCAGGCTCTTGCTCAGCTTGCTCAGTGAATCCGTCTGCAAACTCATTTCATACAATGCCCGCCGCACGTCATTGAATGAAATCTGTCCCGCACTGGCTGCGGCTGCCACATTGCCGAATCGCTTCGCCAAATGCTGCATCAACATGATGTTGCGTGTGGAAAACTCCTGCAGGTCCTGCAGACTTGCGGTGCCCGTCGTTCGCAACTGTGCAAACATCCGCGTTAGCTCGCCGATGCTGTTGTCCGACATTGCCGCAATGTTCGCCAACATTGCCAGATCGCTTGTCAATTCTTTGATCGGTGTTTGCACGCCCAACAACTGCACGGCAGCAGCTTTAATGTCCATCTTGCTGAATGGTGTGGCTCCGGCAAATGTGTTCAGCGTGTTTACCAATTCAGCAGCCGTTTTTGCGCTGCCCGTCAGCACCTCCAACTGAATCGCCAGCTTCTCCGCGTCAGCTGCCAGTGTCAGCATCCCACCACCGGCCAGCACCGCACCCAGTCCCGACAACACCAGCCCCAACGGCCCCAATGCGGACGATACAAACGCCTTTATTGCGGCCCCTGTCGTCTTTGCCACCACGCCCAGCGTAGCCATCGGATTGATCACCGCACGCAATGCCGACGCAACGCCACGCAAAACGCCCTGCAATGCTGCGCCGACAAATCCCAACCGGCTCAGAATGCCTTGTGTTGCACGTCCGGCAAGCCCCACCGCAAACAGGGCTGTTGCAACCGCTTTGAGTCTGGGTGGCAGCAGGTCGAACAAATACCGCAGGATCTTGATTTGCAGCTGCAGTGCCTTGAACTGCACGAACAGCTTAAACGCACCGCTTGCCAATCCGATGAACGGCCCGACCACTGACAGCATAGCCCGCGCCAGAAACATCACGACGCCCGCCACCGCTTTCAACGGCAGCAGCAGCACCTTCGCCGCCTGTGCCAGCATCGACACGGCAGACCACAGCAACCGCAACGGGACCAGCAGCATTCTGGCACCATCGGCAATGACGCCAAACACCCACGCCAATGACTCCAGCGTCCTCCGTGCCGCGATTGCTCCAATCAGCACCGTGTGCAGGCCATGCGATGCAGTCGCGGTGCCTGTGGCCACCAGATTTCCGGAATTGCCCAGCATTGTTGCCGCAACAGATGCCGCGTGCGTGGCTGCTGCAGCCTTGTCCACCAGTTCCTCATACCGTCGCACCTGCTCCGCTGCGGCCTGTGTGGCCACGCCCAGATCACCCATGCGCTTACTCGCTGCGTCCAACTGCTGCGGCAGTTCCCTTGACGCACTCAGGCTATCCAACGAATGCGCGGCTTCGGCGGTGCGTTTTGCTGCGGATCCAAACGACTGCAACGCCTGCTGACTGCGCTGCATCGCTTGCTGGAAGCTTCGGGTGTTTGCCTCCAGATTGACCACCAGGCTTCCGACGCTCGCCATTATTTGCCCGCCAATCTCTGCAGGTGTTTTCCTATCGCCTCGGCAGACTCTGCAGGACTCAACTGCCGATCCTCTGACCGTGGCAACCACGGCGCAAAATCCGCAGCCTTCATTGACGCCCCGCAGAACCCTGCGACCAGCTCACCAATACGTGCCAGAATCAACTCAATCCCACGGACTCCGACCGGCTCCACAACATCGGCAATCTGCCACTCACGCCACTGCTGCGGCGTCATTGCGTCCAGCATGGCGTCCGGATCATGCCAACCCGTTGCCGCCGCCAGACGCAACGCCAAACGCCGCTCGGTGTCCCTCCTCAGTTTCCCACTGTGGCCTCAATGTCCTCCTTCGTGAACCCGCTTAGCCGCTGCGCCACGTTGACGATTCTTTCCAGCACGTCAGCCCGCTTCGCCCCAATGGCCTGCACGTCTTCCGGCAGGAAAATTGCCTGCCCGTTGTCGTCCTTGCAGCAGGCAACCACCAGACGTTCCCGGAACTCCTGCACCCGTGCATCAATCGTCTGGCCGTTTTTCCCCGCAAACTGCTTTTCAAATGCCGTCCGCTCGCGTGCGGTCATGCCCCATACCGGAATAACGGCGCCGGCCTGCAGTTCGGGAATCGGCACGTCCTCCTTTGGACGATCGGACAACCCAGCCAGAAACGCACCACGGTCCACCACTAACCTACTCATCGTCAGCCCCTCCAGAATTCGGCCCGAGTATCTCTGACCCGTCCGCATTGTACCCAAGCAACTCGCCGCGCTTAAAACGCTCGCGGTCCTCCGGATCAATGCCACGTGCCAGCATTTCCCGCGCCAACAACACCTTATCCCGGCCCTGCCGCCAATTCGGCACAGCCGCCTCCGCTTCATCGTCCGCCGGTTCTGCATCACCATTGCCGACCAGCAACTGCACCGCTCTGCGGTCCACGTCAATCACAGTTCCAACACGCCAGAACAATACACCCCCGGCCCGTTTCTCGATGCCATCGTGAACCGTGCCAGGTGGTGCGTTCAGGTCTTCCCGTATCAACCGGATTCTCATGTTGAGTACGCCAGCAGGCCAGTCAATTTGATCGACACATCGGCCTTCAACCCGTCATTCATCGCGCCGGTGAAACCAAATGTCAGCCCGGCCCCGGTGAATGCGGATGTCGTTGGCGTCGCATCGGTGAACGTGATGTTGTAGACCATGTCCGCCGGCGTCGTCAGCAGGTCCGTCAGTGCCTGGTGTGCCGCCAAGTCCACGTCGTAGAACATGCTGAAATCAAACGTGCCGCCCTCGGTGTATCCCGTTTGGCTGTATTCCTTCCCCGCTCCGCTCGTGTCAATCGTCGTGGCATCGTAGGTTTCCGACTCCGCGCCGCTGTGACTGAATTCCGTGATTTGTCCGATTGCCGTCAAAACGGTAGCAATCGTGCATTTGATAACAGTGCCTTTGACCTTCAGTTTTGCCACGATTGGCTCCCTTCATTTTGACCTGAAAAATCGTTCCGTTGACCGTTCCATTGCAGCCTGCATCGCGGCCCGTGCTCGCTCGTTTGCTCGCTCCTTGGCCCGCTGTGCAAAATTCGGCTGCTGTGCTTTCAATATGCCGCGATTTGCTCGGGTGCGATTCGTGAATCGCTGCCCAGTCTTGAATGAACCCAACACCCACCAATGCCACGTGCCTGACGTGATCCCAAGCCCCCGGCTGCCCCTGTTGACGTTCTGCCGGTTTATATGTTTACCCACACCAACACCCACACGCCCAGCCACCATTGTGCTGCTCGTCTTGCGGTCGAATCGGTAGCCGACTTCCGCCGCCATGTGCTGCACCTGCGGCTTCATGTCCTCCTGCATCTGCTCACCAATCGCCCGCAACCCAGCCCGCACCACAGACAACGCCAACCCACGCTGCCCGAACTCAGCGAAGTCTGCAAATAACACCTCCACCTCGTGCAGGCCCTGCAGATTCACGTTGACGGTCATGCGTACCTCATCTCATTCCCGCTGACGTCAAAGCCGTTCGGTGTCACCACCTCAAACGCTGCTGCCCCGTCTTTGCGTGCATGAATGCGATACGTGGTTCGTGCTGTGTCGGACCAATCAAAAGGCGGAATGCCCATCGCTGGACATTCCACCGTCCACGTATAGCTGACTCCGTTGACGGTTCGGCTGATGATGTCACCAACCGCAGGTGTCCCGAGTGTGTAGCTTGCGACTGACATTAACCAGTCGCAAGCTTCCACCACCGTCTCAGATGTCTCGTCAATGACAACCTTTTGACTCTGCCCCTGAACGGCGTCGGCAATTGTCACCACGGACGCGCCACGGGTAACCGTAACGGACACGCCTGCAGTGCGTCGGATCATTTTCAGACCCGCTCCAATTGCTGACTCAAGAGCAGATGCCACATCAGGTCTCCAAGGCTTCAGTGCTCAGCAGCTGATCGGTGACGATGATCGGCACACCAAACGCTTCCTGCGGGAATGGTGCAGGTGCGCCCGTGCTGTTCGTCGCCGTTCGGGACTGCTGCAACTGTCGCAGGCTGCGCCGATTCATCACGAGAATTGTCGGCTGCGAATCAACCGGGAATTCTCCCAGCAACTCGGAAATCAGATCATCGGTCAGGCCCTTGCCGCTGTCGGCTGTCAGGTTTGCGATACGCCCGACGGAGTACGCGCCGCCCATCTGCAGACCAACCCACACGCTGGCAGGCGTCCAGTACGCCGGGTAAAACCCGGTCGAACCAGCCACACGCTGCACGGTCGTTTCGCCGATGTCGATGGTGTCTTTCGTCACCATTGCAACATCGTCAATACCCATGCGGATGGCGTACACGCTCGATGCCGTCGCAGCTGTCGTGCCGCCTGCATCAATCACCATCTGATCGGCAAGCGCGTCCAGATAAGTGCTGTTCATGAACCCGCTAAACCCTGCAGCATCGCCGCCGGTTCCGGTGCCGTAGAACAACTGTTTCTCCAGCTTCGCCAACATCGCCGACAGGTGCCGTGCGCCTTCGCGTGCAATGTAGGCTTCAGGCCCACCATCACGCCACGCATCTGCAACAGCCATGTCCACCGCAAACGAAAAGTCTGCAATCTTCAGGCTGACGGAAACCACAGTGTCCTCACTGTGGTCGTTCTCGCGTCCATCGTTCTCGGACCGGAAACCCACAACCGGAGATCCGGTGTACTTGTTGTATTTGTGGGTGGTCCCGCCGTCTGCTGGTGCAATTCGCGGCATACGTGCCACGGTCGGCGCGGCCAACAGCAGATCACTGGTGCGTGTTCTCGCCACGTCCAGCGCATCCGCCACGAAGTCCGCAATTGCTACGTAATCATTCGCCATGGTTCAGCTCTCCTCAATTGCTGGTGGCGTGTGACCGCCCGTTGATGTTGATCCGCCCCAGCATTCCGCCCCGCAGGCTCGCCGCCTGCTGCTTCTGGGTGTCCTCGTGGCTGCCAAAATTGACCGGCTTTGTTTCGCCGAGATCAATCGCGGCCAGCTTGCCCTGCAGCTCTGTCACCTGTGCATCCTTTGCGGCCAATTGCGCCCGCAATTCTGCGATCAACAGATCCTGGCATTCCGTGTAGGTTTTGCCGTCCGCAAACCACTCGCCGCCCTTCGCGCCGAATGAAGCGATGAAACGCTTGCACTCTGCTGCGAAATCTTCGCGCGTCGGCTGCGGGTCGGCTGGTGCCTGTGATTCCGGCATCGGCTGTACCCTTTCAACTTTCAAATTGTGGCGAGACAAAAACCGCTGAACCGCAGCAGCCACACGCTGCGGATCCGCATCAAACAGTGCCAATTGTGGAACGTCCGAAGACAGGCCCAATGCAAACTCCAGCATCCGGTCGGCTTCGTCCGCAACCTCCTGACCACGACGAAACAGCCCGTCAGGATTTGCCGCCGGACTGTCAACCACGTCCGCCGCCCGCAGGCTGCTCATGCGTGCGTGCGGGTAGTTGTTTTTGTTGTCTTCGTCGGGACTGATGAACCGCCCGTTGCTTGTGTTTTCCGCCGTCAACGCCTGCATCGCGTCTTCGTTCACGTCAAACACGATGGACACACCGAAATCTTCCGGGGAAGTCTCCGCCAATGTCATCACGTAATCGGCCAGATTGCCGTCTGGCGTCTTTGTGCTGGCTTCCGCGAAATTCAGATCGGCAACAACCTTGTTTCCGTCAACTCGTGCATTATCGACCTTGCCCAAATAGCTGCCCAGCCCATCGCTGCTCATGCCGGGATGAGTGAACCGTGCTTTCAGACCCTCGCTGCGTGCATTGATGCTGTCGGCTGTGGCCTGCAAAAATGCAGCATCCACCCACATCTGATGTCCCAATGCCTCGCCGCGTGTGATGATGGACACGCCACGCACCACGCCGAACCCGTACCGCCCGCCCGTCCGGTCAACACGGTCAATGCCTGTGGCAACTCGTGCGCGGAAATGCTTCAGCGGTGCCGCGATGATGTCGTTTGCGTTCTTCACTGTCGGCCCCTGCTATTGTTGCTGCCGTTGTCGTCTTCGTCGTCGTCGTTGCTATCGTCGCCGCTCGCGTCCGGCATCTGAACCGGTTCCGGCGTCTGCCCGTAATCCAGCACCACGCCGCGCTGCCGTGCGTATTCCTGCGCTCGTGCGATGGCGTCAATGTTTTCCTCAAACTCACCCCGTCCGGCTTCTTTGCAGATCCTGTAGGGGTTATCGAGACCCGCTTTGATTGCCGCCACGTTGCCGCTTATCTCTTTGGCTGGATCCCACCACGGCATCCCACGATGCACCCACTCAAACGCGAGGTCGGACACCCGCGCACCGGCAGGCGGCACCAATTGACCGGACACAATCCAGCCTTGATACAGCCACACCGTGATCTTCCGCAGGAACTCCGCCACGTCGTCCCGCTTACTCTGGCAACTGCGGTCATACAGCAGCCATGCGGCCCGACTGCCGAAGAAATTCGTGTGGCTCTCGTCGTAGAAATTAAACGGCAGATCCAACGCCTTCAATGCAATTGCCAGCACGACGCCGATAAACTCGCGGGTGTTGCTGCCGGGATTGTCAGACTTCAAGAAATCTGCCTTGTCTCCGGGATCCAAGTCCAGCTGAACAGGCCCTTTGCCGAAATCCACCTGATACCCGTTTGCGTCCGTGCCGCTCGCAATTCCCACGCTGTCCTGTGCATCACGGTAGAACACCAACGCAAACAGCTGCTCAACCTTCATTTTTGCGAGTGCGTAGTCAATTCCCTCGTAAACGTCGCGGAATGAATTGATTGCAGCCGCCAATGGGGAAATGCCCCGGACTTGGTCAAACCGTTCAAAATACCCGTGTTGAATGATACGGCTGGCTGGCACATTGCGATTCCACATGAACCGTCCGTTGCCAACACGGTCGTAAATCGCAACCTCTGCCAAGCCTCCCGCTGCATTGACGCGCACCCCGTTAATCCACGGTGTTTCCTCGGTGCCTTCGATGTCTTCGGGCTGTCGGATCCGATCTGCTTCGAGTGCCTGCAGCTGCATCGACTGCAACTTGAGCGCGAAGACGTCGCCGTCTTTCGTCCTGCACGCCTCAAACAGTCTCAGCATCTTCCGGAACGGAAACCGGCCCGCAGCATCGCAGTTTTGCGGACGCTGCCATTCGGTCATCAGAGTTTCAATCTGCGCGTCCAGTTCAGCGTTTCCAGTGCGACTCTGGAAATCGAACATCGACACATAATCGAGATGTTTCCGAATCGCCCACGCCACCAACGCAAAATTGCGGCTCAGGTCTCGCGCGGCTCCCAGCATCTTGTGCCGGTCGCCGTTCTTCAGCTCCTGATCCTCGTGCTTCAGGATGCTGCTGACGGCCTTCCGCTTGCCATTGGTGCGAATTGCGTCGTACCCGCTCTGAAACATGCCAGCAATGCGGTTCTGAAATCGTTGCAGGGCTGTCATTGAAAGCCCCCAAGATAGACCTGCGCGGCTCGCGGTCGCCGCTTCGGCTGGCCCGTACAGCGTGCAATTTCGTCGTTAATTCGGTTCAGCATCGTCTGACGCTCAGCCATGCTGGCAAACGTCGTGCTCTGACCGTCAACAGAAATGCTCATGACGCCCGTGGAAATTGCTTCTTCCAGGGCATCGCGTCGGGCTTTCAATGTTGCAAGATCGGCCATGTTGACAGTTTTGCTGCGGTCATACCGATCGTCAATCATAGCTTTTCGGAACCCGAGTTATTGCGACGTGTTTTCCCGGCGAATAACACGGTATCGTTGCCCGCACCCTCTGCAGGTGCAATATGCCCACCGCACTCGGTTGAAAATACGACCGTCTTTTGACAGCCCGCTGATGTTGCGTGTGATTGTGCCTTCCAGTTGTTCGCGGTCTGTGCTGTGGCAGCGTGGACACGCTGCTGGGACTTCTTCCACGACTTCATCCGCCACCGTGGCCAACTCCGCCTCTTGTGGCTTTGGTGCCGTCTGTTTTGGCGGTGCCCACGGCCTGCCGCCGCTGCCTCGTGTTCTGCTCATAGATAGCTGACCTTTCGTCGCGTCGTTTCCTGCTGTCTCTGTGTGCCTCCGGAAATCCGGCTGTAGTGTACCTTGCCACCGATAGACACGGCAACAATTGCCCCGCATGTTGTGTCAAACCAATGGTTGTCAGGCTGCCCCGGCATCTGCTTCCACTCCA